AACACCGCGCAAAGACTGGCAGGCATCCCGCAGCGGTGTATGAAGCCAAGCGTCATCTCGGCTGTGAGTTCCCGCAATGCACTACCAGTGCTGAGAGATTCAACTTTACGGAAACCACTTTGAAGTTATGTCAGGCGCATTACAAGCAATGGATTCGGCTTCCGTTAGGGGAGCGTTCACTAGATCAGTTGAACCCATTGGAGATGAGCAGGCTCCCGTGTCCTTTGGAGGAAGCCCTCCTGCGTAAAATCCGAAAGACCAGAGGGTGCTGGCATTGGGAAGGGTTTACCGTTACCGACCCTAAGAGGCCAGCGGCGAAACCTTATGGGAGGCTCAAGCGACCAGAGTCCAGCAGCAATCTGGCTCATCGGATCGCCTATGAGGTGTGGGTGGGTGAGATCCCGGAAGGAATGGACATCCATCACAAGTGCGCCAATACCTTGTGTGTCAAGCCTGCCCATTTGCAGTTGGCGACGAAGGCTGAGAATAGTTTGGAGATGTTGGCGCGAAGGTCATACGAGGCCCAGATCAAAGCATTGCAGAAGCGCATACGAGACTTAGAGGAAGACGAAGCATGAAGGAGGCAGCATGGGTTTCGTAGCACCTAGCGGTGGTCCCGAACAAACCTTCACTCGTGAAGAACTGTTACGCATTCGTAACGGGACCGTAAAGAAAGACACGGAACTGGAACCTGAGTCGCAAGACTGTAACGAGCAGGAGTCGGAACCGGACGAGAGCAACGACTAGACTGGGAACAGGTACTTAGTACAACCCCTCCCCCCTAAAGGGGGGGAGGGGTTGGTACTGAGGACAGTCACGGGAGGTGACATGCAGAAATACCCATTACACAGAGATGCCGAAGGGCGATGGGTCCATACGTGGGTACGGCAATCCGCAATCAAGACATCAGATATGTGCTTAGAGCGATGGCGTAACGATGTCTTCGGGCTTGTAAGCGAAAGCATCAAGGATGCTTCATCGCTGGGGACCGTATGCCACGCTGTCGCTGAAGATGCGTTGAACTCACGCAAGGACGGCATCGCTGAGATGTCCCTTCAGGACATGAACGATGCGTTTGAGAACTACTGGGAAGAGACAGCCCCAACTGTTCAGGTGTGGAACAACTACAACCCTGAGACTGCGTATGTGGCAGGGCTGGAGAAGTTAGCCAACTGGCATGAGGAAGTGTTCCCTCATGTGCAGCCGGTGATGGTTGAACACACCTTTGATGTGCCACTCATCGAAGACAACGAACGTGTTGTCCGCATGACAGGCACCATCGACCTCGTGGAAGAAGATCGGCTATGGGATTGGAAGTTCCCCGGTCGTGACTACAGCAGGGACGCTTGGCAGTACGAACGATGGGATGTCCAATCCATTGCGTACTGCTACGCAATGGGCATCCCCAACTTCTCGTATGCGGTCATGCACCCCAAGGGTGTAGGTCGCATGGATCTAGTGCGTGACGGGTCACACTTCGACTGGTTACGTACAAAGGTGTTGGCACTCTGCCGACTGTTGGAAACTCAGACGGGTCCGTACCCGTTGGGTGATAACGGTTGGTGGTGTTCTAGCAAATGGTGCGAAAATTTCGCACGGTGTAAAGGCGCAACGCAAGGAGGCGCATAGTTATGGCTTTCAAGCCCATGAGTCCGCATGAGCGGGCAAGTATTGAGGCGCAAGTTTGCCTCAAGGGTGGCATCGAACTCGCTGCCGCCGAGTTAGCAAACAACCCAGACGGCGTAGCCGTCACGATGGCTATTGAAAATGCTAAGGCTCTCGCTGATTCCCTTTCGGGCATCAAGGAGACTTTGGTTGGAGGCGCTGGCGCTGAAATCGCCAGCGCACCTGAGGCTGCTGTCGTTGAAACAGTTACTGCGGCGTTCCCCGGAGCAACGCAGGTAAACGCACCCGCATACAGCGGAGGCGGTGAATCCAAGTACGTGGCTGACGAAGAGTACGGTCAGGTGCTTGCGATCTGGCAAGCAGAACAGAACGCTGGCGTTGCATTCGCTGGCAAGGATTCCATGTTCCTGTGCAATCAGGCGATCCGGCAGTTGTTCGGGAGTGGCACACGCCAGTTCCCCGCCGACTACTGGGCTGAAGCATTGCAGAACAAGGACATCCCGGTTACCAAGAACGGCAAGTGCGGGCTTGGTGACTTCAAAATCAAGAAGAGCGTTAGCGTCAATGCAGACGGTAGCCCCTTCTTGGGTCAGGGTGAGGGTAACCATCCCTTGTCCAGCAAGAGTGGGTACTTCGCTGCTCTGGTGAAGAACACTTCCTTCAACTGGGGTGACCGCCCCGACCCTGTAGATCCGCAGGGCTGGCTGGCTAAGGCCGGTGGCTGAGGAACTCAGTCTGGAGGAAGCGTTGACGCGAGTCGCCAACGCACGGGCCGGGGAAGGGGCATCCGTTGATGCCCCGACCCCGGCACCCTCGCAGCCTCCAGCAGAAATAGAGGGAATATCCGCAGCAGACCTGCAAAGACTATTCACACCGAAGCGTGAGCAAGTCAGGCGTATGCGCCATGACCTGCGTTCCGGCAGCGAATGGTCTTTCGGAGTGCGGGTGTTCGATGAAGCCACCTTGGGTGGGGCACGCGCCGGTCAGTTGGTGACCGTTATCGGTCGCTCGCACACAGGCAAGACGCTGCTGGCCTTGAACATGGTGGCCCGCAACCGCAACCACCGCACCCTGTGGGTTAGTCCAGATGAAACCGAAACAATGTTCTGGGGCCGATACGCAGCCATACGTATGCAGATCGACCAGAAGGATTGGATCGGTCGCCTCATCAGGGAAGACCCGACCGCTTGGGAACGTGTCGAACAACTCATGCGTGACGAAACGAACCTGCACTTTGAATCCACAGGCATGTCCGTTGACGACATCGACAAGGCCATGCGTATCGCTTCAGTTGAGTTGTGGGAAGGGCAACGACCCGAAGTGCTGGTGTACGACTACTTGGAGTTGATTCGGGGTGGAGGCTCTGGCGATGCGGCCAGCGTGCAAGCCAAGATCGAATCGTTCAAGCAGTTGGTATCTGACTGGCGTGTCGTAGGCGTGATCTTGCATCAGTCTGGCCGGGGTTCAGGGAACCGTGGCCGGGCCGGTGGCATCGAAGCCGGGCGTTACGCATCCACCAGTGAAAGCCACTTCCTGATTGAAACGTGGCGCAGGTGGGATGACACCAACATGGATGAAGCAGAGCGGACGCACTATGAAAATGAAATCAGTGCGGGTTTGTGGAAGAATAAGTCAGGCGATGGAGAGAAAGCGGAAGTCAACCTGACCATCGACGCAAGCGGAAGGTTGTTGGAACCGGGGATCGTATGGGAGCAGATGATTCTGGATGAATGAGATACTTCCTGCTTCACAGATGCGAACCCTTTTCATCGGGTTCAACCTTGCCTACGGGACTGACGCCGGTGGCTGCCGGTGGGCAGACGTTGACGACACGCTATTGGAGCGGCACCTATCGGGCGAAGAGATGATCGGGATTTATCCGATGGTCTACGACCCCCATTATGAACGGGGCGGCTCCGATACATGGCGTGAAGATATTGATGATAACCGCTATTACGTGGAGATGGAGCCAGACCTGTGGATGTGCCGGTGGGGTTCCATCGACATCGACGAAGGCGATGACTCCCTGACTTACGCAAGAAGCGTTCAAAACATTTTGCGTGCGTTGGACATTCAATGCTGGTTGGAACGCTCACGCAGCAAGGGCTATCACGTTTGGGTATTCAACAAGGACTGGGTGAAGGCATCGACTATGCGCCGCGCCATGAAGGCGGCGCTTGACCTTGCCGACATTCCTTACGATGCCGTCTATCCGAAACAGGATTCGTTGAAGGGTCCACCCGGCAACTACATGCGCTTACCGTATGGTGGTAAACGTCCTGAGCATCGGCAGGTTGTCGTAGATAGCAGCAGCGATAGCGAAACCGACGAGGAATGGTTGGATCTATTCGACTTCATCATCCTCGCAGAACAAGGACGGACGCCTACAGCCACGCTGGAGGCGGCTGCCGCCTTGTATCAGGAACCGGAACCCATCTACCCAGACCTGCCACCCAAGCGGGACTACAGCAAGGAACCCCTAATGAACGTG